CATTGGCATTATTCGGCAGTCTGGGATGAACCGGGCTGCGGGATTGAAAGCCCTGGAGAATCTAGGGAATCCTGACACGGAAAGCCGATCGTCGGAATATGAAGGCCGTCGAATGGTGCGTGTCAATGGGGGGTATATTATTCTTAACTATGTGAAATACCGCGAGCGGGACACCAACGCGGCCGAGCGTATGCGGCGATTCCGCAAACGGCAAAAAGAGTTACATGGTAATCATGTAACGGTTACGCGTAATGTTACGCATAGCAGAGGGGGAGAGGGAGAGGGAGAAGCAGAGGGAGAAGCAGAAGTAGAAGTAGAAAAAGTCAAGGGCGGGAAGCGCCCCAAGCGCCCTCCCTCCCAATTTACGCAATCTGATTTTGATGAACGCGATATGCGGAAAATCGCAGCCAGTAGAAAGAAGCTGGACGAGCGCAGGGGCGCCAGAGTGGGATCGGGTAGCGCAATGACGAATGGGGAATATTTTGGGATCGTGGCCGAGGAAACCGGAATTTCTGTCAAGAGAATCCTGCAATTGATCGAGCAGATGAAACAGTGGCCGACTGAGAAAGCGAAGTAGATATGGCGCAGAATGAAAATGCGGTGATGTATGCGGTGGAGCAGGTTTGCGGGCTCTATGGGGTGCAGGTGACGCGGGAGCAGTCGCGGCAGTTTAACGTGCAGGGGGCGGCGGGGCGCTGGCGGCCGATGTTCTTTGGCACCTGGGTGGATGGCTTTGGGCGGAAGCGCAACAAGGGCAAGGCGGATTTTCTGGCGCGGCCGCGGGTGACATATGCGAAGGGCGTTGCGGACGTAAAGCCAACTCCCTTCCCGCTGTGGATCGAGTGCAAATCGCTGAAGGGGAAACAGACGCCGGATCAGGCGGCGTTTCAGCAGTGGGTGACACGCAATGGGGACGGGTACTTGCTTCTGCGGGAAGACGTGCGGCCTTTGCTGGCCTGGTTTGAGGAGCACGGCGTGGTCAAGCAATGCGACGAGGCGGCGCTGGCTTCGGTGGTCACTCCGATTGACAGTACACAATTGTACTTACTTCCGTGTAAGCACTGCGGATTTCTGCGGAGCGAACACATGGGGACGATGCTGAGTTGTCCGCTGCATCTGGCGAGTTGCAACACCAAGCTCATCGGGAAAGTCTGGAGTCCGGATCTGCGCAAGGGCTCGAAATACGCGAAGGCGGTGGCGGAATGATTTTGCGGGCGCGGGTGAAGGCTCTCGAAGACATGCCGCCGGGGGTGCCCTGCTGCGATGTCATGCGGAGACAGTTGCTGGCCTTCGCGGCGGTCAACGGCACGATCTCTGTGACTCGGGCAAAATTGAAACGCTGTCACTGTCAGGGGTGTGGAGCGAAATTCATGGGGATGCGGGTGCAGGGGTTGCGGGGTTGGCGGATCGATCCGCGGGCCTGGGATATTGCGGAAGCGCCCATTAGCAGAAGCGCCGCAAAGCGAGGTTGGGCATGAGTAAGCCGTTGCCGCCGGAAGTGCTGGCGCTGGTTCCGGAGGGGATCGAGAACCTGGTGTTGTCATGCACGGTATGCCGCTTGCCGCTGCCTTCGGCGCGGCGGACGGTGGGCGATCATGCGGGGGCTTGCCACAAAGTGCGTACGCTGTACCGGCGGCTGATGATTCAGCAGGCGCGGTGTATTGCTTGTCTGCATCCCTCGACTCCGGCGGAGCGGGTGGAATTTAGGCGCTGGCGGAAGGATCGCGGCGACATTCGGGAGCGCGGGGGGCGGCCCAAACGGCTTCCGGCTTCCCCTGTCCGGCTTGCGGAAGCCGAGAGCCGGGAACTGGACGCCGGACAGGCACCAAACTTGCCAACAGCGGAAAATTGTTGACACACAGGCGGGAAGTTCGGTAGCGTGCGGGGTGGACGGCAGCGACGGCGGAGAGGGGAATCATGCCACAATCGAATCGGCTGTACATAGCGGGGCAGGGCACGGGGACTTCACAGAACCGGCGCATCGCGATCAACACCCAGGGGGCGAACAATGCCTCGCTGCCCGCGCTGCAGGTGTTTACCAGCACTTCGGAAGTAGCCTTTACCGATCCGGCGGTGGCCAATGCGTACCCGATGGCGCTGGCGATTCCTCCCGGCGGCCCCTGCGAGCAGGAATCGTTTTCGGTAGTCTTTTCCGGCTACATCACCACCAAGCAAAGCTCGACCATCGTGTTCAAGCTGCGCCTGGGGGATTCGGCGACGGTTGCGAGCAACACCCTGCTGATTACCACGGCTTCGGCCACGGTTGCCACCGCAAGCTGCCCGTTTGCGGTGGAAGTGAAATTTGTGTACGACTCGGTGAGCGGGAAGGTGGATATTATTTCGGCGTCGCAGGCCATCAACGGCACGGTGACGGCGCCCACCATCGGCTCCGCGCCTTTCACGCCCAGCCCGGCGCTCAGCAATAGCAATAACCCGGTGCTGGTGTTTACCCTGACGGCCACGTTTGGCACGGGCAGCAGCGGAACCTCGAACTCGATCAACTTGAAAGATTTCGGGATCAACCACTAGCTCGAAGCTGGTGACAGGTTACCCCCGTGGCGACGTGGCTTGGGGGTGGCGGCCTGACAAAACAAACGCCATCCCCGATTTTTCGAGGCAGAGCAAAAGCCAATGGCAGAAGGCAAGAAAAAACGCAAGCCGCGGAAGATCATCACCACCCGCCACGATGACAACACGTATTCCCACGAACACATGCACGACGACGGCAAGCATGCCATGTTTGCCGGGACCAGCCAGGACGTGGCGGATGTGCAGCAGCACATGGCAGACCATTTTGGGGGCGGCGCGGAGCCGGCGGCTGCCGAGGCTGCGCCGGCGGAAGCGGCTGGCGGCGGCGAGCCGGAGCCAGGCGCGGAGTGATTCATGGCACGCATGACCGAGGCCGCGAAGCGCAAAGTGCCGAAGTCGAAGCGCGGCGTGCCTTCCAAATCTGGGACGGGCTCTTATCCCATGCCGGATGCAGCGCACCGGCGGGCGGCGGTGGGGCTGGCGGCCATGCACCATGGCGCGAATTCGCCGTTTACGCGGCGCATTAAGGCCCGGGCGGCGGCTTTGAGCAATGTCCACCCGCGCAAGCAGCATACGGCTCTGGGGCATCATTGAGGGGTTGGGAATGAGATGCAGCTTGACCTTCTTCGCGCCGATTCCGATTCGGATTATCGTAACGAGGCGCGGCATCGCTGTTTGACGGATCACTTCTTCCTGGCTGACGTTCTCGGCAAAGGGTTCAACGGTTTCATTCTGCGCATTCATCAGCCCATGGCTGATCTCTACTTCCCGAAGAATCCTGGAATCTCGATTCCTGAGCAGCATAAAATCAAAAACCGGCTGCATCTCGATCCGCGCACTACCGGCAAGACCACCATGGGGCGGGTCGATCTGGTGCAGTGGATGCTGGCCTTTCCCGAAGACATCACCATCCTGACCGAGACGGCTACTAAACCGCTCGCTGAGGCCATTTCCCGGTCGATGGCGGAACTATTTTGGAAGCCGAAGGAGTTTCCTTCGACCGCACTGCAGCGGCTCTTCCCGGAGCTTGTGGTGGAGAAAAAGCCGACCGGACTTTGGGACACGGCGGTGCGCCAGCCGGGGTCGATGGATTCGACGCTGAATTACACTTCGCCGAAGGCTACGCAGGCAGGGTGGCATCCCTGGATCACCAACGTGGACGATATTTGCGAGACGGAGAATTCCGGGATTCATGCGGCCGACGAGGTGCGGCAGTCGGTCATCGACACGTATTACACCAACAAAAACACCCTGCTGCCGGGCGGGTACAACTTTGTGAAGGGGACGCGGTATCATCCCTTCGAGCTCTATGGCGACATTCTGGAAAAGCTGGATCCGGAGCAGTGGAAAGTGCTGATTCGGGCGGCCATGCTGGTGAAAGGCGCGCGCAAGCTGCTGCCGGGCGAGTTCCCCGAGGAAGACGACGTGATTTTAAATTTCGCGGAGATGCCGGGGATGGATTACAAAAGTCTGCGGCAGAAATTCTTCGATGACTATGAAAGCTTCATGTGTCAGCAGCAAAACGACCCGCAGGGCGGGCACATTGCGACCTTTGACGAAGATTTATATACGTCGATGTTGATTGCGCCCGAGCGGATTCCGGCGCTGGGCGATACCTACGTCTGCTGGCGGCTGCCCTATGACGGGAAAGAGTATATGGCGGGGATTGCCGAAGGGGCGGCGGCGCGGGTGTATGAAGGGAAAGTCTATGTGCTGGACGCCTGGTCGGGGAAGTATACGCCATCGCGGCTGGGAGAGAAGATTGTCAAGGAGTGCCGGGAACATCAATCGCAATTTTTGCTGATGGAAGATTTACCGGGATGTACGTACATGGAAGCATCGATCCGCAACGAGATGGCGCGGCGCAACGTTTCAGTGCGAACGCAATGGCTGGACTTTCAGGACGACGACAATTTACGCTCGGAGCGGATCAAGCAACTGGAACCGCAGGCGCGGGCGGGGCGGGTGCTGATTTCCACGGCTTCGGGGAAGATGGCGGAACTCAAACGGCAACTGGTCAACTTTGGTCTGGTGCGGGAGAATGGGATTGTGGACGCGATCTCGCGGCTGGCGGCTAAAGTGCCGGTGAGTCTGATGCGGCAGGAGATTGAAGACGAAGAAGCGGAGCGGCACTTGCGGCGGACGCATGAGATGATGTACCACTTCGTGTACGGGCTGGGCGAGGGCGTGGCGGAGATGGAATCGAAGAAGCGGCAAGAGCAGGAAGCGCATGCCGCGGCCATGGCGCGGATGCAGAATGTTGGGATGACGGACATTTTGGGAGGGCTGGATGGGTGAGAACAGTTGCCAGTTGCCAGTTGTCGGTGTCCAGCCCGACCCTGAGTACAAACATCTCCATGGCAAGACGAATTTGTATGTACATGGGATTCAAGCTAACAGCTAAGAGCTAAGAGCCAATGGCTGCTTCACAACACATGCCGGTGGGATCGCCGATGACGCTGCCGCTGCGCGAGGCGCAGGTAGTTACCACCGAGGGCAATGAGCGTCCGGCGGTTTGGACCGATGACGCTACCGCCAATCTGGTGTGGAACGATTATCAGAAGGCGAAGGCTTATGTCGAGGCCGAAAACACGGCATGGCTTTTGGAGTGGCAGGAAACGGATATTCTTTACCAATCGCCGGTGCCTTACCGCTTTCAGCGGATTCAGGATGCGGGGCGGCCGGCGCGGGTGCCGCGCTTTCTTGTGGCCAAGATGTCGCGCACGCTGGCGCGCGGGGTGAAGCGGTCGCTGTTCGCGGAGCAGTATCCCTTCCTGCTCAGGCCGGAGGCGCGGGGGACGCAGCAGCAGGCCGATATGTGGACTTACCTGCTGGGAATCTTGCTGAAGCGGGCGAAGATGCCGTATCACGGCGGGTTGCAGATTAATTGTCAGACTACTTACGGCACCGGCCTGGGGAAATTTGGGATTGAAGAGCGAACCATTGTCAAGAAAACCCGGCGGCGAAAAACTCCCGAAGCTCAAATCCCGCGAGTTACGGGCGGAGCGGACATCGTTCCCACTGAAGAGAGCGACGACTTTGTCGAGAAAGAAACCAAAGTCGTCGAAACCTGGCCGTTCTATGAGTACCGCAAGCTCGGCACTACTTTGTTCGATCCGAAATGGTGCACTCCTGACGCGCCTGAGGAGTCGGCGGGGTACTGCATCGACGTGGACTATGTGAATTTTTATGATTTGCAGGAGATGCGGCAGCTGCCCTGCTATCAGGAGCGCAAGGGAAAAGACGAAAAGGGTGAGGAAGTCATTCTCAATCCGGGCATTCCGAGCGAAGAGATCCTAAAGAAGTTCTTCTTTGACAAGCAGCAGGCCAACGCGCCCATGGGCTCGCAGGTGGAAGACACCATGTCGTCGATGGGCTCGATGGTGGAGCATGGCGCGGCGCGCAACCGGCAGACTTCGGTCGATCCCATGCGGACGCCGCTGCTTTTGCTGGAACGCTGGGATGACAGAACTGTAAGTACAATTTTGTGCTACGACTCGGAGAAGCTGGTCATCCGCAACGAAGAGCATGATTATGGGTCGATGTGCCATACCTCATGCACCTGGTGGCCGATTGAGAATTCCGGCTACGGCATGGGGATTGGGCGGATTGTGGGGCCGGACCAGCGCGTGGATCAGGGCACGCTCAACGAAGCGTTGAAGATGGTGGGCTACTGGACGAATTCGCCGATTTTGTATGCCCGCGGGTCGGAGAATGCGCCCACACAGAACACCGTCTATCGGCTGGGCGGCTATCAGGCAGTCGATCCGGGGCCTTCGGGCGATGTGCGCAAGGCGATGGCCTTCATGGAGGGACCGCAGATTCCCAAAGAAGCCTGGGAACTGATTGACCGCTCGCAACGCAGCGCGGAGCAGATCTCGGGCGCCGACGCGCAGATGCAGCAGGGGTCGCTGAACGGCAAGCAGGGGGCAACGCGGTCGAGTTTTGGGGCGCAGCGCATGGCGGCCATGAGCGACCAGAATATTGCCGATCCGGTGGACTCGTTTGCCAATGGGGTGCTGATTCCGTTTCTGGAATTTCTGATGCGCTGGGTGAAGACCAGGATGCCGATCAAGGAAATCCGGCAAATCCTCAGCCAGAAATATTCCGACGAGATCATGAAAGTGATCGACCTCGAACAGATGCTGGATGTGGAATTCGAGATTCAGGTGTTGGCTGGGCAGAAGCTGGCGGCCAAGCAGGGGATACAGCAGCTGGTGCCGTTTCTGCTGCAACTGCTGGAGCAGCCGCAGATTCTGGAGTACTATCACCAGATTGGGAAGACGGTGGACTTTGCGGCCATGGAAGATATTTTCCTGGCAGTGAGTGAGTTGACTCAGCAGCCGGATATTATTCGGCCTATGACGCCGCGGGAGCGGGCGCTGTACCGGCAGAACAATCCCAACATGCAGAAAGTGCAGGCAGCGACGGCGGTGGAGAAAGTCAAGGGCGCGAACAAGTTGCAGGAAGTGGCGGCCAAGGGTAAGGCGGACCTGACAAAGACGGTGGTCGACAAGGCTCTGGACAAGATGTCGGGCGGGGAGCCGCTGGATCTGGCGGAGGGGCGGCTGCTGCGCAATGACGATCAGCAGGCGCTGGAGGGAGGGCTGCCGGGGAATCCGGCGGCGTGAGGGGGGAAACCGCTCTTAGCTCTTGGCTTTTAGCTTTTAGCCAAGAGCCAAAGGCCAAAAGCTAATGGCGACTTTAGAAGATTTTCTGGCTAACAAGCCGCTGAATCCGCGCATGGCGGCGTTGATGCGTGGAGTGGAGGAAGACGACGAGCCGGAAGAGTCCGCGGCCGAGCGACCGCAAAATTATGCCGACGGCATGCCCGTGACCAAGGCTGATCGCGAGCATTTGCGGCGGATGGTGATGACGGCGGGGTGGGGGGTACTCCTCAAGTTACTAGACACGGAGCTCCAAGGTCAGGAAGATGCAGCGAGGCGGATTTCTCTGGCGCCGGCGGTTCCGGATGGGGAAATTACGGCGGCCTGGAAGAATGTAGCGGCCGCCAAGTTGGCTCGAAACAGGCTGGTGGCGCTGGTGGATAGCGAGATTGAGAAGTTGAAAGAAAAGAAAGCGGGCCGCTTCGATTCAGCCAACAGCCAATAGCCAAGAGCGATCATGCGATTCTGGGATGATAAAGACGGGAACGGCGCGAAGCTCACTGATGGGCGGATTTGTCTGGTGATTCGCTCCGACGACAATCCGGACATGCCGGAGATGCGCACTTACGGGAAGGACAAGGACGAAGTTCTCGATAAAATTGCGAAAACGGCGGAAACCGCTCAAGGGCAGATTCATCGCATGCGCAAGGCTCCCGCCAATCCTCCGCCGCTTCGACCGACCACTGCTCCCGCCGCCAATTCGACCAACAGCGATGTGGTGACTGCGGTTGCGGATATGGCCAATCCCCAGAAGGCGCCGCAGGCTATCAAGACGCTGTTGCGGGCGGCGGGCGTGGATGTGGACCGGCAGGCGCGAGCGGACGCGGCGCGGCGGATGGGTGACGTTGCCGAGCAGTGGGAGAAGGATCATCCCGAATATCCCAAGGATCCGCGCAATGACCAGATTTTGATGAATAAGGCGCTGCTGATGGCTGGAGGGCCGCTGCGGGTAACCGCCGAGATCATCAGCTCGGCGTTCGAAGAACTGCAGCGGTGTGAAATGTTTTTTGAAGTGCAATCAGTTTCGGCTTCGACAGTGCAACCGGGCGGAAGTCCGGACTCCCGTACTGTACGTGGTGTGCAAACCGCCACCAGCTACCGGCGTAACGCTTTGCGGTCGGCGGAACCTGCGCCGGCGCCGAAGGGCGATACGGCGAAGGAAGCGCGGTGGCGCGACATTCTGCTGAAAGGCACCGGAAAAGCGTTGGAAGACGCCATTCGGAATGAGCCTGGATTTGCGGAGTGGGTGGAGAAGGCGACGCAAAAGAAAACGGCATAACGGGAGAATTTATGCACAAGCCATCGGCGATTTCGATGTATCGGACGATTGAGTTTATGGGACGGCTGCAGTTGGGGCTGATGCGCGGGCTGCTGCTGGTGTTCTCGGTGCTGCTGGCGCTGGGTTCCGCGGTCAGTGCGGCCTTTGCCATTCTGGGCGGCCTGCAAGCGCGCTCCGCTGTTCTGAATGATGGGGCTTCGCCGGCTTCGATGGTTAGCGGCAACATGCCGCAGGCGGCGCTCTCGATTCATTACAACACGCGCTTTCTGGAATATCTGAAAGCGGTGTTTACCAAGCTGCGGCTGTGTACGCGGCAGAATATGCCGGCCAACGCCGGGCAGGTATTTCGTAACTTCATGCTGGCGCCGCTCACCGCCAACACCACCGAGCAGTCGGAAGGGACGGTGGGAGCGGGCATCACCATCACGACCAACTATCTCGACATTCTGCTGGGTCAGTGGTGCGACTTCCTCAATATTTCCGACAAGGCCGTGTTCACCTCGATCTCGGACGATCTGGTGATGTTCGAGCGCAACATGGCGTATCGCCTGGGCTTCAGCGTGGACGACCTGGTGATGGCCTTCTTCGACTATCTGCGGACATTGGATTCGAAGACTTCGAATCAGGATGTGACTACCGGCAATTATCAACTGACCAAGCAGCAGATCGAGCAGGCGCCCTTCTCGCTGATGGGGCAGAACGTGCCACCCATGGAGGGTGGGTACTATTGCGGGTCAATCCATCCCTTCTTCGTGGGGGATTTACTGGCGCTGGACAATTCCAATAACTCGATTGTGGACATCATGAAGCACACGCCGGAAGGCAACTTGAAGCTGGAAGAGTTGCCCGACATGGCGGATGGCGATCAGGTGAAAGTGATTGAGTTGTTTGGCTGCCGCTGGATGCCTTCGACCAATCAGACCCAGACCACCAGCTTCCAGTCGTCTTCGTCCACCGCGGTTCGGACTTACCTGGCGGGCATGGATGCGGTGTGCGCGGTGCGACTCT